ATGGAAAATAAGAACACATTAAATGGTTTTGAGGCTATTCTTGAAAGCCTTAATCCTAATGTAGGTGCTAATAAAACTAAAGAAATTGACAATATTGATAATGAATTTGATGCAGTTGAAGAGCTGACAGATGAGGAGTTGGAAGCACTACGAGGTAAAACAAGTAAGAAATCTACAAATAATAAAGAAGATGAAGAAGAGGAAGAAGATGATGTAGATGACAAAGGTGAAGAAGATGACGACATTGAAACTAATGAGCCTTCAAAAACTAAGAAGTCTAGTAAGAAGACAACTAAGACTGACAAGGATAATGACACTGTGGATGAGAAAGGAGAGGAAGATGATATAGATTCCGATGATGGAACTACTTCCGAAGAACTAATCGTTAACTTCTTTGATTCATTGTCTGAACAATTGGGTTGGTCTGATGTAGAAGATGAAGATAAGCCTAAGACTGCAGAAGACCTTATTGAATATTTTAAAGATGTAATTGAAGAAAACTCTGTACCTCAGTATGCAAGTGAGGAAGTAGAGAAACTTGATGAATTTGTACGCAATGGAGGTAACCTTAAAGATTATTTTAGTATTGACGCTGATATTGATCTTGACAATATCGAGGTGGAGGATAACGAAATAAATCAGAAATTAGTTATAAAGGAGTTTTTGAAAGAGAAAGGCCTCTCTGCTAAACTGATTGATAAGAAGATTACCAAGTATGAAGATGCTGGTATTCTTGAAGATGAAGCTGTGGATGCATTAGAGGCTCTTAAAGACATCAAAGCTGAAAGGAAGGAAAAGCTATTAGAGGAGCAACAAAAGTCTGCTAGAGAGGCTTAGAAGCAGCAACAGACATTCTTTAATAACGTTGTCTCTGAAATAAAAGGCATGGATAGCATTTATGGTATTGAAATTCCAGAAAAAGACAAACGAGCTTTGTTGGAATATATATTTAAACCTGATGCAGAAGGTGTTACCAAGTATCAGAAAGATTATGCTAAAAGCCTTAAGAATTTGATTACTTCCGCTTACTTTACTATGAAGGGTGATAGTTTGATTACTATTGCAAAGCAGAAAGGTAAGAAAGACGCTCTAGATAATTTCAAAAATAGTTTGAGAGGAAGTGGAGTTACTAAGAAGTCTAGGAAGCAAGTTATAAACAATGACAGTACCTCAACTATTTGGGATACTTTTGCACGACAACTACGTGTCGCATAATAAAATTAAAACAAATAAATTAAATTACTAGTATTTTTATGGATAACAGTATTCTTAACAATCTGCAACTATACAAAGGTAAGTGGTTTTCTGACCTGATTGATACTGCGAAGATTTCTGTAGCTTCTCAGTAGAATCCGTATCAGGTTTCTACCATTCTGTCTTATGTATTCGGTACTAAAGATAGTGGCTATAGCACTTCTTTGGATATGTTGACAGGTGGTCTTGGCAACGTTATGACTATCGATCAGCCTTCATTTGAATGGTCTGTAATGATCGATGCTGACCGTGCCGTAACAATTAGAGACGCTAAATGGAATGGCGCAGCTATTACTTCTACTTCTACTGCAGGTTTGGGTAACACACCTATTATGTTGTGGTTGGAAGATAACTGGTTTGGTCCTGGTGCTATTCTTGAGTTTGATAACAAGGAATTCCAAGTACGTGTATCTGGCGCACCTTATCAAGATGGAAATCTGTGGGTATATACTTGTTTTGTAGCCGATGGTCAACCTTCATCTTATATTCCTGCTGAATATCTTGAAGCTGGAAAGCAGGTTTCTCGTCTTGCTTCTGCATATGAGGAATACAGTGAAGAGGGTGATATCTTGAACTATAACACTCACTTCAAGATGCGTAACTACCTTACTACGATTCGTATTAACTACGATATCACTGGTTCTGCCTATTCTACTGTAATGGCTATTGCTCTGAAAGATCCTGCAACTGGTAAGACTTCTTACTTGTGGGCTGATTATCAGGAATGGAAAGCTTTGCGTGAATGGTATAAGAGATGTGAACGTATGTTGGTTTACATGAAGACTAATGTAAACAAAGACGGTTCTTGTAATTTGAAGGGTACTAACGGCCGTCCGGTATTTATCGGTGCTGGTTTGTTGGAACAGATTGCTCCGTCTAACAGACGTTATTACACTCGTTTAACTGGTGAAATGTTGGAAGACTTCTTGTTCGATCTGTCTTACAACTGTCTTGGTACTAACGAACGTAAGTTTGTTGCCTTGACTGGTGAAATGGGTATGCGTGAGTTTGACCGTATCTTGAAAGAGAAGGTAGCTACTATGAATCTGATGGATACAGTATTTGTAACTGGTTCTGGTGATAACCTTACTTTTGGTGGTCAGTTCAAGACTTACAAAATGACCAACGGTATCGAGTTGACTCTGAAGTACTTCCCGCTGTATGACGATACTACTTATAACCGTGAATTGCATCCGGTAACCTTGAAACCGAAGGAATCATATCGTATGACTTTCTTGGATCTTGGTCGTCGTGATGGTGAAGCTAACATCGTTAAAGTAGTACGTAAAGATCGTGAATTCGTAACTTGGTATACTGGTGGTGCTGTAGCTCCGAATGGTTATGCTAAGTCTAAAGATACTCTGAGATCTAACGGTAAAGACGGTTATACCGTATTCTTCCTTGGTGAAATGGGTATCATGTTGCGTGATCCTCGTGCTTGCGGTGAATTGATCCTTGAATAATAAAAAACGTTAAGGCCAGTTTCGGCTGGCCTTTTCTTTTTCCTAACTTGATAGAATCTAATATTTAATATTATGGAAGTAATCGTTAGAATAGTTAAAGTAAATCCTTGGACCGGACTTACAAAATGGCCTACAACATTTGATTATGTAGGACCTTACTGGACTAGATCTGGTAATATCTACACTGGCTTGAGTACAGAAGATGCTCGTAGATTAGAGAAAGCCTTAAATAAAGAAGAAGGTGAGTTGTCTCCTAATAGCGATTTTTGGACTACCTTCGCAGTTAAACTTGGTAAAAGAGACTTAATACTGGATACAGATAAGCCATTGGATGAACTGCAATATTTGTTCCTTAAAGGTCACAAACGAGTAGCAGACGGATTAGCCAATATGAATCCTTCTAAAGACTATGTACTGATTAATAAAGACTCTGAAGCAGAACAAGCTAATCGTATCAATAAGATTAAGCGTGAAGCATATAGAGAATTAGATAAAATGTCTATTGAAGATATGCGTAAGTGCTTGCGTTTATATGGTATGAAATCAGATACTATGTCAAATGAACTCGTTGAAGCTAAGCTTACTGAACAAGTTGAAACAGCACCTGATAAGTTTATGTTGAAATGGGTAAATAACCCAAATAAAGAAATTAACTTTGTTATTGAAGAAGCTATTGCTAAAAATATTATTCGTAAGAATAGAACTCAATACTTCTTTGGTACAGATCTGATTGGTAATGGTATTGACGATGTTATTGTTTACTTGCAAGATAAGAAAAATCAAGACATTAAGTTAGCCATTATGAATGAAATTAAATCCAAATAATGAAGATATCTGATTTACATAAGGCATTTAAAGTTCTCATGGATAAGAATTCAGAGGCAGTCGCTTTCGGTGGCTGCCCTGCATTCCTTCCTGAAGAAATAGATTTGTTTCTTAATTAGGCTTATATAGAAGTAATATGTAATAAGTACACCGGTAACAATACTATGAAAGTAGGATTCGAAGGTGCCGTTAAGCGTATTGCTGATTTATAGAAGTTAATTAAGACAGATACTGCACAACCTTTAGTATATCCATACTCTAGTTCTAATGTTCTTACTCTATCTAATTTCTTTAAAGACAATCAAGAACTTAAGAGAATGTTCTATGTAGATTGTGTATTACACTTCAATGATGAAGTTGCTATATGTACACTTATAGATCATGAAAAGGCTAAAGGATTCTTATAGACATATAATAATATGCCTTGGATAGAAACCCCTGTAGCAGTATTAGAAGATAATACACTGAAGATATATATAGATCCTATACGTATGTCTGCTGATACTTATACTGCTGATATTACTTATATTAAGTATCCTCAGAACATAAGCTATACAGACTACAATAAGGATATCACTGAGGTTCCTGATTACATATTAAATGAGGTAATTGATAGAGCTGTAGAAATAGCACTAGAGACTATAGAATCTCAGAGAACACAGACTAAAGTACAACTTGATAGCTTGAATGAATAATGAGTCCACGTGAAATGCAAATAGAGGTAGAAAGAAGACTATAGCTGATTAGTCCTACATTAGCTATTGATAATAAACTACCATCTGATACTATATTATCATTTATTAATGAAGCTGTCGATAAGTTCTGGAAGACTAGATATTCAGGTATCAATTTCAAACAAAGAGGCTTCGAGTAGGACTAGAAACGTACTGATGATTTACGTACTTTGGTTACAAAGTACACTTATAAAGATAATGGCATTACTAAGGTTAATCAAGAAACCTATACAGTTACCTTACCTGACGATTATGTAATACTATTAGGTGATACAGCAGGTATAGCTCCTGCAGATGGTATTACTAATGATTGTTGGGAGAAAGACTCGGAAGGTAACTATAAAGTTAAGTATAGTGATACTATAGAAGGTACTATTGAAACTGTAGACAGAATCAAAGAGAATTCATTATCAGAGTATCATCTAAAGTATACTAAAGCTAAACCTATCAAACTCATGTAGGATAATACTATTACTTTATATACTGATGGTAATTATAAGGTAGCTGAATATACTATTGAGTATTTAAAGAAACCAAGTAAAGTAGACCTTAAAGCTAATCCTATTGATGAGTATACAGACCTTCCTAGTCATACTCATATGGAAATAGTTAAATTAGCAGTATAGTTAATATTAGCTACTTTACCAAATTATAATGTATATTCTAATGAAGTAAATTCAATGGAATAACATTAACAGAAAGCGCTTATTGACGTGGAAATTAAACTTTTAAA